TCACTCTTGATCCGCCTCCTGCAACCAGTCTTCAACGTTTGTCTTCTCTTGAGCTCTTTTCAAAAACACATTGTCAGAACCTGCACCTAGTGTTCTCTGAGTAGCCGAAACACTTTCAAACATCCAGATCATTCTATTTTGCGACTCGGGCATACTTGTTTGAGATTCAAGTCTTGCGATTGCTTCTAAAAAAATCTCTATAACAATCATATCTTGAACTTTCTTTTTCTTTTCCTGCAATATGTGCTTTGCATTTTTATAGTCAAGATCAGCCAAAAGTGCGGCAATGTATCCTAACTGATCATAACATTCACAATTTCTTAGAAATTCAAGAGCCTCAGAACCATTTCTTTCCAAATACCACTTTGCATATCTAGTCTGAAAAACGAATTTATTTTCCAGATAGTTTTTACCGATCGTTGCGATAGATTTGTCGAAAATTTTACTTTCGATTTTTCTTGAAAATGCAGTCAGGTAAATCGCAAGATAACCAGAAACTTGATACATACTATATTTTCTTTTCCTTTCAGTCGCAAATCTGTATGCACTCAACACTAAATCGCAAAATTCTTCCCGATCTTCCTGATTTAGGGAAAGAATTCCCTGGGAAATCACCAAGTAAATATCACTATTAAGGTTATCTCCAAGGTAATCGTATTTTCTATTTTTTAAGGCATATTTTCGTGAGTATTCGAACGAGTTTAATAAAAAATCTCGAATCCGTTCTCTATATTTTTCAATCGCATATAATTTCAAAAAACAGAATATAGGAGTCGCAATGACTGGATAATCGGTTTCAGTTTCTAAAACTTTCTTGGACTCTTCCCAAAGTATCAAAAAAGACTCATCATCGGCTAATCTTGCGAGGATAATATATAAATTATCTTTTATGATGGTAAATCCGAGAGCAAACTTCCTAATTTCTTCCCTTAGAAACGAATCATTTTCTTTTTCTAAAATTTCGAAAGTTTTATTTAAATATTTATCATATAGAGCATTGATAAAAGATTTATAATCATCCCAATTCGAATCGTATTTTTTACTGATTACTATTTGCGCGCAACACTGAAAAGCGCGTTGCGCACTAACTCCTAAACTAAAGATAGTTTCCCTCTACAAAACCCTTTTTACAAACACATAAGGAAATGCTGATAAACCTCGGGCATCAGTAGTTTTACCCATTCTCGGAGGTCCATTTATCCCATCGTTGGATGGTATTAAGGGGTTGCCCGTTCCAATGGAACTGCCTGGCATAACTGCACTTCCTCCATTTTGAATTCCTTGAATGACATGCCCCTGAAATCGATCCCTTCTCCTTAAACCGCCAACCCACTCACTATCCGAATCCATCACCGACACAAATCCTCTTCCTTGAACCGCAAAATGTCGAACCTGATTCGTAATTGTTATTCCTATAGTAATATCTGGCAATCTATGTTTGTAAAAACGAACCTTGACTCCAGAAAGTGATCCACTTGAATTCGCGGCTGCACAGGTAAAACTGATCGTCCTACTTCCCGATGAAAGAGCTGAAATCGAAAGGGTTGCATTCACAGGAACCGCACCGATCGCTTGTTGAAGGGTTCCAGTCATCCAATTCGTAAACGAACCGTGAACAAGGTTATCCTCAACAAGCGCATCGATCATTTTTTGACAAGCGGTTGTATTCGCAAAAGTCACCGTAAGAACGTTGCTCGAAATCGTGTAGCTGATCGCATCAAAGTCGGTTATGTTGGTTCCTAAAGGATCATAACGGAATGGTTTGTTCAACCAATACGAGACAAGATCGGGCATCGCTCCCGCTCCACTGGAATTGATCAACTGATCCGGGGAAGCCAAACAAAAGGCGGGAAAATCCGTAGAAGGAGTTCGAATATCATCCATCCAAAACATTTCACCAACGAATTTCTTTTCCTGTTTAAAAGTTACGTCGAGAAAGTTTTTAAAGAATAGATAAACTTGATTGATTCCCTTTACAAACTTCAAAGGGTTATTTGTATCTGGGTTTATCCCAGTCACGATATCCGCGTGGAGATCCGTAATAAGTCCGGTTTTCACAGAGGTTGCTAGTTTTGACTCAGTAATTTCACTGTCTTTGATTCGATTTCCTTTTAACCCTCTCCAAACTCTCAAATCTGATCCTAATGTAACCGCGCCGGAACCGTTTGTTGTAATCAATCGAAGTAGAATATCACCAGTTACGACAGAACCTTGGCGACAAATAAATTCGTAAGAATCGTCACGCCAAATGATCGGACCGTCGGAAGGCATATTCGAAGGACTATCATATTGAGTTTCTTGAAACTTATGACGAACAACGAGAGTAAAAGTTACGTTATTCGGAACTACGATGTTCGAGGTTGCTGGAACGCAAACTCTCTTTCCAAATTCATCATAGGCAATGAGTGTATCAGTGAGATCTACATGATTCGCTCCGGAGCCGACAACGATGGTTCCGCCGGAATCAATCCCCGCGCCAAACGCATCCATGTCACGTTTTATAATTGCATCCGATTTTGATTCTTGTTCGTGAATCCAATCTTCTGGGAAAACTCTTTTTCCCACTGTTGGAAAAGTAATACCTGCGAGTTTATCCATTTGTCACCTCGTCATAAGAAGGGAAAACGATTTGGATCGTTTCGATTTCGTCGTAAAGAACCGAAACATTCGTCTTAGTGTTGTTCTCAATTTGGGAAATCAGATCCTTTTTGATTCGTTTACAAGTTCCAGAAAACGATTCATATTTTGCGGCCTTCGTGGAAACGGTTTCCGCAAGTTCTGAAATATCTTCGTTGGAATCGGACTTTGCTTCACTTACAAGAGCTTTGAATTGAGCTTTGAGAGTGGTTTTTGCTTCGGTGGAAGCAATCAACCATACGTTTGCTTGTTCGCGTAACACCGGCCATGAAATTGGTTCATGTTTCGGATAACGTGAAAGAACGGTCTCCAAAGCATCATCAAATTTCGAATTGATTAAAGCGATCTTTTGAGTTTTATAATTTGAAATGGTGAGAAGCCCGGATTTCAAAAGTTCTAAAGTAGTTTTTGGAACGAGTTGATCATTTTCGATTTTCTTATCGGGGGGAACATTGAATAAACCTCGATCGGCTTTTTCGGAAAGGGAAAATTCTTTAAGAATTCCTCCTTCAAATTTGAATCCTTCTGGAGGAAAAATTGTTCCGCGATGAATTCGCTTTTGTTTATCTTCAGATTTTTCACGATTGAATAACTCGACTTCAAGATTAATCGAGTCTAAACGTTCGACTGGAAATTCTTCCATCGAATCGATTGAGTAGACGAATACCTTTTCCATGATGCTCCTAAGAAGGAGCGATTAAGTAATATGGTGTGTTACACACTCTTTATCTTTAATAGATTGCGAACTCGCGAATCTTATCGGATCTGCGAGATTGAAACTTTCCTGTAAGAGTTCCACCCATTACAAACGGATAAAATTCTCCTCTGTATTCCCAAAGCTCAGGAACGTTTCCACCCACATTGACCGCATCTACTGCTTTACACAAGCCGTTTCTATCAAATGAATCCTCCAATCCTGAAAAGATAAAACGATATCGAGTCAAAATGTATTTTCGAGGAAGCATTTTACAATTCACTCCGCTTCCCATTTTAAAACCTGTCTTTCCTTCTTCGGAAGTATAGAGTTTAACATAGGAAATTTCATCAACGGGAAGACCGGTCGCGTATTGGATTACTTGACGTTTCGTTGCAACAGTTGGAACCGATAACTTGAAAAGTTTTGCGAGAAGTAATCGAGTTCGGTAAGACTCATCTGATTCACCAGGACGTTTGTCTATACCGTAACGAACTCCCCACAAAGAGAGACCTAACGTGTCGGAAGTTTCGAGCCAAAATTGGCAATATAACCAATTCAGACGAGAAGCTCTCTCGTCTAAAATAGAAAGAATCGATTTTAATCCTCTATACCAAAGACTTGAGGTGCCCTGTTTTTTAATCAGAGATCTTAAATTCTTCCAGACATAGGAATCGAAATCAAAAGAGAATCGGTCAGACATAAACTGTTCCTAAAACTTGAAAGCTTGGTCCAGCACTTGCAAGAGACCCAGCCGGAACGTCAACGTTTCCAGGGAGATTAATATCGACATCAATACAATTTGGAAGAGCCTGATACAAGCTTTTGAGTTGAGTGTCAATAAAGTCCTGACCTTCTGTCAATGAAAGGAAAAATTCATCTTTTATCTGATCAAGAATATTTTGAGAAGGAATTTTATCTGCAGAAGAAAATTTTACTGTGACAATTTTATTGATTACCGTTTCATTAATATTATCAACTATAACGTGAGCAACTCCACCAGGATCGTTTTCTTCTGCATCGAAATGAGCTTTGATCTGATTCAGTTGAGAAGAAGACAAGGTTCCAACAGATCCTTGTAAAAGAATCTTAACCTCTCCATCGGTCCCTAAGAGTTTTGCACTTTTGAAAATTGCTCGTTTTACAAATGCAAAACTTTCAGCCTCGGAAAGATACCAAGCAGGTGTCCATTTAGAAGAAACTCCTTCCGCAGTTTTTAATCTTGCACGTACAGAAGTGATTGTTTCTCTAAACTGGCCTTGTTGAACTGGATCCGATTCTAAATTGATCACGTAATTGATCCCCTCTGGAGGACTCTCAATATTTGCAATAGAACCGGGAACTACATTCCCGATCGGACCGTCAACTGTGCATTGTGCGAAGGCTTCTACGGTAAACTTACCTTGAGAATCCGCTACAATTCCAGCCGGAAGTTTTACGGCGTCCTTAATGAAGAATCGAACACGTTGCGCTTCATTTCCGAGAGTGGTTAGAATGAGTGCTTGAGGAATATCTCTATCAATCATTGGTTGTGTTGAAGATCCTATACGAACCTTAATGATTGCGGGAAGTGAAGGCTTCCACTGCATTCCTCTACGAATCAAATGTTCGTGGAGATCTTGCTCTTCCGCTGTATGTGGATGAATTGCTTTTTGAATCGAAACTAAATCCGAATCAATGAAAAGAAAAACCGCGTTAGCAACAGCTCTTACAAGAGAGAAAGTTTTTGATAGAGGACTGAAAGCGTGATTTTTAAAAACACCAGAGGACTTAATCGTCTGAATATGATCGGAAAGAACTTGATCCTTCGTTACGTTTAGGTTCACGGCCCAACCCCAGGAAATGAATCTACAAATTGAATTGTAAAATCGGTGGCGTTTGCGTCTATCTGTACGCGAAAATCCGGAAAAGATTTTACAATTTGCCATTCGCCACATTGAGAAGGAACATGAGTTACAGTTTGAACGCGAAGATCGGAAGCAGAACTTACAGATCGGACGCGAATGTCAGGCATGGAGGAAACGAATTGAATTCGTCCGAAAAGTTTTTTACCTTTGAACATACAATCCGATACCGCACTTTCTGAATATGCGAAATTTGGAATCAAAAGCAGTATCAAAATTTTATACATCGTTTACCTCATTAAAAGTCTATTAACCGATTCTCCGGTCGTCAATCTAAAACTTACAACCAAATTATTCTCAGAATTTAGATCTACATTTAAGCTGGAAGTTTCAATAAAAGGATGTAAACAGAGAATTCTTTCCGCGTCTCGGAGTCTGGCCGCCTGATCTGCATATTCCGAAGAGTTCATAACAACTCTCTGTTTCGAAAAGATTTCCGGGAAATCAATATCGTCAGCGACTTGCATTTCGAACATTTCCCGAATTTCCGAAAGAACAATCCGTATGGAATCCGAGTCAATTTGAAAATCATCGTTTGCGGGATCTAATACCAAGTCTCCGAAGTGATCTGGATCATTTCTAAAATCAAACATATTAGGTTCCCGCCTTTGGTTTAAAAGTAACAGAAGGGCCGACCGGTGTGTCGGTATAATCGGTCAAGTGAGTTGACAGACCAACGGACGCCGGTGTTTGCGCGAAAGCAGTGATTTCTTGTTTTGCATCTATCTTACCCGAGGTTTTGAAATTTCCTTCTTGATCGATGTCGCCTTTGATTTTTAGTTTATTTACACCGAGATCGAGCGTAAGACCAGTTTCATCAATCGTAACTTTAATCAGATTTTTGTAATTTACGAAAGCCTTAAATTCTGAAAATTCAATCTCCACTTGATCGGCCACTTTCGTTTTTATGGAATCGATTTTTTCGAACGCGAAAGCCGTATATCTTTCCGACATGTTTTCACGAGCTATAAGTAAACATTTGGATCCTACCATAGGAACAACCGGCTCTGTCCAAGTGACATCGGAAATAAAATCATCTTTGATTTTTACTTTCAAGGTTTTCATGGTCTTGTTTACAGATTCGACCGTTCCGGATTTTGGAAAAAACATTGGGAAGCCGATTTTCCAGGCGCGAACGATTGCAGAGATTATTGTTTTGTCTTCCGTCATGGCTGTGGACCTATATAGTCGTTTCGGAATTTACTTTCGTTCTTAGCCGGTTTTGCAGATCCATTTTTTGGAGGTTCATAAAAGAAGCCGGGATAAATTTCTTGTTTGTATCCGTTTATGTTAAAGGTTTTAATCACTCTATTTACAAAGGTTTTTGCAGAGCGGGAAGAATCTTCCGGATCCTGAATGTCAATGACTTGAGAATGAGTTACGGAAGGATAGCCGAATGTAAGAAATTTTCCGTTAAAACCAGACCCGCAGTGTTCCAAAAATAATTCTTGTGCTCTTTTCGTGGCCCCACCGCTATCCAGTCCATCGACTTCAAAATATAACGACTCTCCGTTTCCATAACTTCCTTGGTAAGTAGTGCCGGTCTTTGGATCCTCTCCACGAACAATAACTTTGATTTCTTTCTTCTCTCTTGGAGTAAGTTCTTCTTGAATAATGTTTTGACCAAAACGAAAAATTGGAAACGATCCGGAAGGATTTGTGGAACCTGATCCAGATTGTTTCTGACTTTTGACCACCTTCTTGTCCTTTGATTTTGAAAAAAGATTTGGATGAACGAATGCCTTCTGTATGATCAATTTCCAGTCATGAAAAAACACATCAACTCCACAGATCTTTTTTAATTCTGAAAGCGCATATCGAGCGGATTTATTTGCACAATTGATACTTACAATATTCTTAATGTCTGGATCTCTAACTAAAATTGTTATATCGGATTTAATTTGAGGATGGATACAATCATTCAAAAATGATAATAAAGATTCGTTGTGATAATTCTTTGTCATCTTTTTTCTTTGGCAAAAGAAAAACGGATCCACACATTTAAGTTCCAGTGGAACTGTCGGACTTACCTCTAAGACATACCCGTTAAACTCAGAAATCAATCCGTATTGAGTATATCCTGCTTTCCAAGTTACTTTCGAATATTTCCGAATCGTCTCTTTTTTTAGATTCTTGTATTTGGGTAGCTTTATGGTTAAAATATCGGTTGGTATTTCACGAGAAGATTCTAAAATGACTTCGGTCACAGCGGGAAATTTTATCCCTCCAATATTCAGTTCTTGATCTAAGACAAACACTAAGATAACCTTTTTCTTGCATTCAAAAGATCGTTTTTGGAAACCAACGCAGAAATGAACAGATTCATTCCAGTTTTTTCGTACGGCTGGATATTATCGTTATCTTGTCTGATTCTTCCGGAAAAATGTTCGGTGCCATAATAAAGAAGACTCAAAGATTCGTAGGTATCACCGGATTCGATTGTATGAAAAACATCTTCCGTTCTTGGATCTGGAATCTCAATTTGAATTCCAGCTTCCAAATTTCTCCAGTCAAGAATGTGTGGATTGTTATCTAAGATGAGTTTCCATAACTCCCAGTTCCCAAAAAAGCGAGAAGATAATCTTTGTAATGTATCACTGGATTTTAATATGTAGAATGAACTCATAACGTGGACTCCACGATTGAACTTTTTGCATCCAAAGACGCAAGATCCAAATCAAATTCTTCATCGGAAACGAATACAATCGTAATCGGTTGATTGTATTGAATTGGTGAGTTTGGAATTTGGAATGATTTACAAACTACATTCTTAATACCGTACGCTTTTAACATCGCGTGTGTGACAGACAACGTTTCTTTACTTTCCCAAATATCTCTGAGTTCCTTCATCTTCTGGATCATTGTTTTAACAAAAGGATTTGAGGGAGCGGCAAGAAGACCGGCACCGTAAACAGCAGCAAGAACTGTAAACTCAACCGTTATATTCCAGTCGTCATATCCAGTAAGTTCCTTTATCGTTCCTTTCTTACCAGGAATGGGCGTGAACTGGATTCGTTTTTCTTGTCTGCAAGTAATCTTAGTTGCAGACGGAAATTCGTAATCGTTGATAAGAAGCCGATCCGTATCCCCAGTAATGATCTCTGGAGGAATATAACCAGCCGGTGCAATGGGTGGTGTAATTCCTCCGATCATGCTGGAACCTCTTCATATCGATCTAGTTCATCAAAGAGAGCATCCGCTAAAATCTCTCCGATTTGACGTTTGTTTTCTCTACCATTGCCGTTCATAACCAATTGACCAATCAGGCTACCTATATTGATTGAAGAGCCTTTCTTTCCGGAAAGTATACCTTCATCTTCTTCTGATTCTTTGAGTCTACGGATAATTCCTTTTTCGGGTAACATAACATCATTGAATCTTTGCATCACCGGTTTTAATCGTGGAGTTTCGGTTTCGATACCGGATGTCAAAGTCGAAACGAATGATCTTCCGAACATACTTGTTTTCGATAACGGTCCTTCCTTTGCGTCCGACTGATTGACTGTTGGAACCACTCCACGAGTAAATAAATCAATCGCCCCTTTCTTTAGGTTGGAAACACCCGAAAGCATTCCATCTTTCATTGTCTCAACAAATTTGAGCCCATAGTTTTTGGCAGTCTCAACTTTCTGATCAAAAGTGCTTGCAACATCATTCATTGTGATTCCAAGAACATTCTTTCTTTGTTTCATCCCCAGGGCAAACGTATCCACAAACGCAGCTCCATTTCCGGTTAAATTCGACAGCGGCCCTTCATCGGCGTTCGAGTGTGGTAAAAAACGAGCAATCACGCTCATCACGTTATTCACTGTAGTTTTTAAATCACTAATTGAATCTAAGATTCCGAGACCAAACGCATTAAAAAGACTCAATCCGGATTCTTTCATACGATTTCGGATGTTCCCTATAACATTGCTGATTGCGGACCAGATTAAACTTCCAAGACCAAGGAACGGATTCACAAACGCTAATATTAGAGCTTCTTTAACTCCATACGGAAGTGAGTTAAACGCCTCTAAGACTTGAGACGTAAATCCGGTTACGAAATTCTTAAGTGTATCCCAGTGAGAAATGATCAAAGCCGGAACAGCTATCATCCAAGTTACGGGTAACGTAAGTAAAGCGAGACCATAGGCAAGACCTTTGAACCAAGAAGGAGAATCGTTCCACATTGATTTAATTTTTGCACCCGCTAAAACGAACCCAGCCCAAATACCGAAAAGAAAATCCTTGATCGTGGACCAGTTTTCATGAATCAAGAGCGGAATACCGATAAAAGGAAGAAACCAAGCTATAAGGAGTTTGACAAACCCTCCGAGTCCCGCCCACGTTTCTGTGATCCAATTCCAAGCACCGACCGCCGCAGATTTAATTTCGTCCCAATAAGTTATGAGTAAGGCGATACCAGCGACCGCCGCGACGACTCCAATTACAATCCATCCAAGTGGATTCGAAACAAGCCCGAGATTCATTGCAACGGAGAACGCTGTCCAGGCCCCTTTCAAAAGAAGAAACGCGCCGGCTCCAAGAGAAGCGGCTGTTGTGAGCATAAGAAACGTTCCGGCAAATTCGGCAATCTTCGGATTCTCTTTTAGAAAATCGTTTACGATAGAAAGTCCATTCGCAAAAAGCGAAACGATTGTCTTGAGACCGGAATCTTCGATTCCTTTTCCAAGGATTTTTTGAAAATTTTCCCAACCCTCGCTGGCTCGTTTCATTTGCGTAGGAAGAGATTCGAGATTTGCCTGTTTAGCAACATCGAGAAAGTGATAGTCTTGATTCTTACTTAAGTCAACGATCGTTTTGATATCCTTTCCAAGCGCGTCGGTTTTTGGAAGAAGCGTATTGATAAATTGAACGGCCTCATCCGTACCAAAGGCTTTCTTGATTACGTCGGATTCTTTTAGATCCAAAGAATCTCCAAATTTCTTCTTTATCTCTCCCAAAAGGTCTGCTGTGTTTTTGAGTTTGCCGTCTGCTTGATAAGCGTTTAATCCGAGCTTTGAAAAACCTTCTCCGAGATTTGTGAGGAACGCGCGGAATGTAGTTCCCGCCGGACCCGGCTGCATCGAATTTAAGAGAGTTCCAAGCACAGCTGACTGTTCTTCTAAACTGATTTTTAATGAAGCCGCTTTGGAGCCGATAGACTCCATCGCTTGCTGTATGGAATTTCCGTCGGCACGGTAAACGTTCGAAGCCCACGCGATGTCATTCGCCAAATTCTTTCCGAATTGGACGTTGTCCATATCGCTGTATAAATGCTTGAATTGATGATACGCCATTCCGAACAATTTTGAAAGTTCTCCGAAGTTTCCTTTTGTAGCGATTGTTGTATCGAGAATGCTTTGAGTAAAACCAACAAGTTCGGTTCCGTTTAAATCGTTCACCGCCGATTTTATATCGTAGACACCTTCCAAAATATTATCTGTGCCTTCTCCCATCGCGGAAGACATGGAATATGCTGATTTGGTAATATTATCAACTTCTTTCGAAGTTAATCCGAGAGACTTGAGATTTCCCTCCAGTTTGGAGGTTTCCATTCGAGAAGCAGCAAGGTTCATCGTGAGCGAAGCAGCGGCAAGACCTACGCCAAGGAGAACGCCACCCATCTTAATATTGCTGATTGCGACGTCCATTTTCAAAACTTCGGCGTGACTCTCACCGAGTTTCTTTTTCATGGCGTCCCACTTGTCGTTGATCTCGTTGAGCTTGTTAGAAGCTAAGTCGCGTAGAGTAATCACTACACCAAGTTCGAACAATGAGCTTTCCATGATCCTCTACCTCCTTTCCTTAATCTCCGCTAAATGCTTTTACAATTGCGCGGGCCATCATATTGATTTCAATTTCTCGAATCCATTCCAACTCTGCAGCCAGTTGGATTTCGTATTTTTCTCTTTCGTCACCGTCTTCTGGATATTCAATTTTTCTACCGGGAAAGTAATACATATTAAGAATTTCAAGTATTCCATTCCCTTGACGAAGTTCACGAAGACGATCGTTTAGAGCTTTTTTGCCGTCACCTCTTTGGTGGTTGCTGTTAGCTCTATGAGTTTGTTACTAAGTGGGATGAAAATTCCTGGAGATTCTTGCGCCCAACTGTTTACGACCTCGAAACTTGGATAAAGACAACATTGCCCAACAAGTCTTTGGGCGACGTCGGTTTGTTTTTCCTTTCTGGCTTTTTCAAGTGCTTCATCTACTTGCGATTTGTTGGGAACGCGACAGATGATTTTTCTTTCTTCACCTACATCAAGAAGATGGATCCCGCCTTTATCCAAAAACTGCTCTTTCATTTTTTCGATTATGTCTTTGTGATTCGAAAGGAAATCTTCGTCGATAGTGGCGTAAGGTTGAGGAAGTCTTTCAAACGCTTCTTTGAGTGTGGGGATGGAGCTTACTAAAGGGTTCATGTTATTTTCCTTATATTCTAAATTTTTGAAACGACTCAGTAGTTTTCTTTTTTGTTATGCGAACGTGATAACCGGAATCGAAAGGAGTGCAAGTTCCAAAGGAACCGCGATCGCACCCGAATTTCCTGATTTTATATCCGCGTTGTATTTTGTAATTTTAACGGCTGGTGCTATATATTTGAAATCGGGTCTTCCTTCCGCTTTCAAAACCGCTGTAAGTGGTGCCGGTGGAAGTTTTTCGATTAATCCACCGTAAGGAGCCGCGAGCAAAACCAAACGATCCAATTCTTCGAAATTGATCTCTGCACTCAGAGATCGTTTGTAATTTTTGGTGGTATATCCTACTATCTCACCGGATTTTCCGTAAGTGAGTTCGATCTCTACCGCGTGTTCGAATTTAAACGAAGAAAAATTCACCATGTCGTAACCGAACAGTTTAAATTCAAGGCCGGTGAAACTGTAATTTTCCTTAACTACTTCTAATGCCATTTTCTATCTCCTATTTTGGTGTTGCGAAAGAAGTTTCCCATTCGATCGCTTGGGTTCGGTTGCTTACAAACATTCTACATTTGGCTCTAAGAATTCGGTCCACGTTAAACGTCTTGTTGGGATCTAATACGATTTCGTGACCGGAAATTTCCTTTCTACCTGGGGCTTCCATCTCTGCGGCGATCTTGGAATCGATGTAGGTTTTTAAATATTCCAAACCGCCAGACCCGGAATCGACTTCCGTATCCATGTTTAAGAATTGAAGTGACTCGCGGTAAAGAATACGGTGCATCTTGTCCGCGCGCCTTCGTTCCGGAAGTTCTTTGAAGTCGGATGAGCTGGACGCTTTGATCTTATCTCTTGCGACGAAGATTCCCTCGTAGTCGTCATATTCTTTCAGGACCATAAGACCCATATCGTGAAGAAGATCCATGTAGTCTCTGTATCCTTCGTTCCAGTAACGGATTTCGGAGAAGGTCAAAGACCGCATATCCTTTACATAACCAATCGAAACGTTCACGGGAGCGGCCGCAATTTTTGCGGTTGCCATTGTTGCAAAGTTCCTCCATTCCCCCATTGTGTTCCCCGCCGCTTTCACCGTGGAAAATCCACCAGCGGCATTAACCCCACCCGGAATGTAACGAGCTTCTCCAACAGAAATGATCACTCTTCCTTTTGGTGAAGCGAACGGATCAAACTCGTCTTGGATGTACTGGAAATACTCCGGGACGGTTTCCGAAGGATTCTTACTTCTTGTTTCTAAAATGATAAACGAAGGAAGATGATGTTCGGTTTCCATCTCTTCCAAAATCGCGTTACACGACATAGCGAAGGCTCGCGTTGCAGGACCGAGAACATGAATCCAGTAGGATCGATATTCTCTTTTTAGGACTTCGATCGCGGCAAGTCGGGACGCGGTGGATGCAGTTGGTCCGGAAATGGTAAACGTATACATATCGCCCAACACAAATGTGTTCGTTGGAGTGGAAGCATTTACGAAAGTTGCAGTAACCCCAACGTCGAGGGAAATTGGAGAACCGGAAGCGGGTGTAATGATCGGAGATGAAAAGTTTTCTCCGTCCGTAGACTTACGGTATTCAGCAATTCCGTGTGCGCCCGATTTTGTGATTTTCAGAATGACGACACGATCACCTGTTGGAATTCCTGCAACCGTAGGAAGAGCAGCCAGACCAGTGCCGGTCTTGGTCGGAGTTCCAACACTTCCCGAAACGTCGTTTACGGGACGGACACAAAGAACCGGAACCGGCTTTTGACCTTTAGATTCGTCAAATTCTTCGAAAAACTGTTCGAGAGATTTTACAAGTTCGCCTCGACCGAAAACGTCTCTCGCTTGCGGCGCGTTATTGATTACATAAATCCGATTTGCATCTCCGATTTCTGCAGTTCCAACTTTAGAACCTACACGATCCGGTTTGACGTCGTTGAAGTTGATTCCACCGTCTTGATGATATGTGGAAACGTCGCCTGTTGCCATTCATTCGCTCCTTTCTTGGAGCGAGTAAGTAGTAGTTTTGAGCGTTATGCGCTCTTTATTTCTTTTTCTGTTAGAACAGTATCTTTTGGTGTCCGCGCTTTTGCAAGTCCTTCATCGGAAAGTTTGATTCCTTTTGCAGGACTAAGAAGATGTTTTGGATCTGCGTCACTTGTTTTATCAAGAGGAGATCCATCCGTTTTCACACCTGCAAATTCTTGAAACGTCGCGATAAGATATTCTTCCGTCATGTCACTTTCCGGATCAAGACGCAAATGCTCTTTGAATCCTGTGGCAAGAGCCGTTCTTATATTATGTTTTTGAATAAACTCGTCTGCTATCATAATTCCTCCGAGCTGACAATTTCTGTTGGCTCCTCTATTTCAAAAGTTCCCGAAGCCAACGTAGGAACTTGTTCCACTTCAAAAATTCCGTCTTTGAAAATGACCTCCAGGTAGATTTTATAGAGACTCGATTTCTCCGCTGGATCGGTAACGAGCGCAGTCTTTCCCGGTCGGATCTCCACTGTTGCACCTTGGAAAGTCGCATAACGTTCATGTTTTGCGATGTAGATCAGTGCTTGATCTACGATCCCGGAATCAAGTGGACTTCCAGTAAAATCGCCTTTTGAAAGAATATCCTGACTCACATCATCCAACCAGAAATTCAAAACGTATTTGTATTCCTGCTTGTAATGTTCTTTCAAAAACTGGAGATTTTTCACTCCATCGATCATCGTCGGTTCGAGTCGCTCTGTTCTTCTTCCGTTTCGTTCCGGTTGATTTGCGGTATGTTCTATCACACAAAACGGAATCAACTCTTGAAATTTATCAACCGTAGGATGAACTTCAAAGATTCTTTCGTTCGAAAAAAGCTGACGCGGATTTGTATCCGGTGGAATCGGATCGGTTTTTATAGATCTAATCAATTCTTTGAGATATTTGATATGTCCGCTTTTCACTGTTTCATGAACTCCCGCATTCCGTTTTTGTAATTCTCCTTAAACTGTTCGTAACCTTCTTCGATAGAAGGACCAACAACCGAGCGCGCTTTTATCCCACCAGCTTCGTAACCAAGTTCCTGCGCTCTCGCGTATTTCGCATTCGTTCCGACAACCGCCTCGTAATTTCCGAGGGTTGCAACTTCAAAACTTTTCCATAAATCTTCCGACTTACTCTTATCACCCTCGATTAAAAACCGGGGATCAAGTCCCTTCCTTTTTTTTCTTGCGATCGTTTCCGGATGTAACGCTTCGTATTGAGAAGCGTATTTCTGATCCCGATATCCCTTAGTGATAAGAACCTGCAAGAGATAAGCGTTTTTGATATTCGCTTTTCCGATACAAGATTGGAGTTTTCCATTCGCTTTTTTGAATAGATCCTTCAAGTTGTCGTTATACGAAATTCCACTCATTTCAAAAACACATGGTTTCCTTTTTCTGGAAGTTTTAAACCGACAACCAACACAGAAAAGTTTCCAGATTTTTTTGCAGGTAAGAACTTTTCAATTCTCCACGCGTGGCTTGCAATATCTTCCGTTATATATTCTTCAACAAACAACCCCTTGTAAATCCTACAATTTTGATCCAATTGATCCGCAATCGATTCTATCTCATCGAAAAGAATTTCTGCTACCGCGTCATATCCTTGTCGTTCTCCTCCAGCCCCTTGTGTTTCCGTTTGTGAATTGAAATCGAAATATCCACGAACGTATTTCAGACGAATCCAAACCGGTTTCCGAAAAGAATTCAATTCGTCATCTCCAACGGTTCCAAGTGATGATTTCAAAATCACGAAGTCGGCATTCGTATGTTTTTTATACGAACGTCTTAGCATTCCTTCCACACTCATGCAAATACCGATCCCGGTTCAGGTTGTCTTCCGAATAGAGTTACATACGCCCGATTTCGAAATGAAGCGGCCTTATCTCCACGTTCCTCCGGAGTCAGTTTTCGCATTTTTCTACGTTCGCCGTTCTGACCTCCGACTTGGAAATCTTCCGGATCGACAACATCAAGAAGACCGAATTCTTCGATCACCTCCGCTTTCACTAAAAGGACTTCCGCTCTTCTTATCTCTCTTGGATAGGGAGCAGAAGGAACGGAATATCCCCAACCTTGAATCAACTTCAACGCGTTATCCGCAACCGATTCCAAAAACTCTTCAAACTCGGTTTTATCCGTTGTGAGCTTTACTGAATCGTTCATATCTATGTCGGAGGGTTTTACTCCGACGAGAGCTTTTAGGTCAGGTAACGCGTTGATCATTGTTTTTAGTTCTCCTTACGGTCCGGGTGGAATTGTTTGAAGAGTCTTTTGGTGACAAGCGGCTTGAAACAATTTCGTGAATCCAAAATTCAAACTGATCACAGTCTGTTCCAGTTGCTTGTCGATCATCTTGTCTGTTTCGATAAGCGAAGATTTCGCTTCTTCGAAATACGATAGACAGGACGTTTTATCGAAAGCAATCATCGTCTTATCTGGAACGAATTCGGACGTTTTCCAAGCTCGACCAAAAAATCCTTGAATCTCTCCGGATGTGATAAATTTTTCCGCGATATTCAGAGATTGGAACTGCTTGAAATTTGTTTCATCCGTAAGCACATCCAAAAGGAACTCGTTGTTCAAAACTACAGTTGTAGCAGTTTGACCTTTCTTAAATTGCCCATAGATCAGTCGAATGATATCGGCATACTTCCATTCGTTTGCTTTCGTGTAAGAAATCGGAGCCGCGGATCCTGTGGTTCCATCACCTTCCATGAGAACCCTTAAACCCTCTTGTGCCATTTGTTGACCCAGACGATAACCGATTCTTTGAAGATAAATTTTCAGAATATCGATATTCACTCTTCGCGCGGCCTCGTAAGAGATGATCATCTTCCGACCGACTTTTTTCATGGAGACAGATCCGGTTTTTAAAGCAATTTTCGCGCCTGGAAAGTTACCTCCTTCACCAACGGTAGCTACATCGACATCTTCTTTCTCGAAATCGATACCGATCTTCTCGATTGCAGTCGAAGAGATTTTTTGGGAAGTGGCCTTTAGGTCTTCAACAGAAAGTTCCATTTGACCTAACCCCATTCCTAAATAGATTTGATCACTGATGAACGCTGGAAAAAGAATTTTGGTGTTGTTGGTTTTGAAGAAATCTTCGATCAGGGTCGCGTTATTGAATACATCGACTCCATTAATCATCAACTGGCGTTCGATCGGATTCATTAATCCAACATCGGATTTTTGATCGAACGGATCAAATCCCGCTTTTTCCTCCATCTGCTCGATAATTTTGGATAGAGGAACCGCACATTTGTTTGAGTCGACTTCTCCATACATTTCTTTTTCGAGAGATAGTTGTTTGATTTCGCTTTTCTTAAAGCGAAGTTTGCGTTTTTTTTTGGTAAGTGACATGATTCCTCCTTATAACCGAATGAACGATATTCGTTTTGCATTGGTATCGATCGAAAGAATGAGGTAAAGATCCCCTCCCGCATCCTTCTTAATTGCACCATTTCCATCGGAAGCTAATGTGTCACGACCGTAGGATGGACTAGTTCCCGAATACATACTTTCGAAACTTCCTTCGATTTGAATAGTGATGGACTTCTTATCTACGCTACTGACGAAACCATCAAATTTCGATCCGTTTGGTGCTAATGAAACGGTCATTTCGCCTGATACGATAACTGGCTGACCAATCGAAGTATCCGTAAGATTATTCGTGTTATCGAACGTAATCAGTTCCGGTTCTCTTAATCCTTTTGCTTTTGTTGGAAATGGGTTCATCCTGGTATCTCCACGGTCATGTAAGGTTCGGTGTCTTCCAATTTGCCTCCGCCATTTCCAGAAGCGCGGGTTTTGTTTCCGAGTTCGTCAGTCCGAACAAGGAACTTTTGGTTCAACTTGATTCCGTATTGATGAGCGAGAGCTTTGAGTTGTTTCAAGTCTGCGGACTCAATCATTTCCTCGATTATCTTATCAGCTTTTCCGTTTACAAATAAGCGGTATGCTTTCAAGACTTCACTCCGATCATGTTCGATAATTTTCTTTGGCTCGTCCAAAAGTTCCTTTAACTTTGCAACGTTTGATTCGTGATCAAACCCCGTAGGGAACGTTTCTTGATTTGTGAGTCCCGCGTAGGAATTGAGAGCAGTCTTTAGTTTTGAAATTTCAGAGCCCGCTTTTTGTAAGACGACCTCGTATTTTTCAGGAGACAACTCCACGTCTTCGCCCTGTTTTTCCAGACCGAGTGATTCCAACGAAAGACCCAAAAGCGCAAATAATTTGGCTTTGAGTTTCATATTTTCCTCCTGTGGTTTTTCCTCCCCCAACTCGGACGAGGTTTGTTCAAAATGATTCAGTGATAATTTTTTTGCGTTTGGATCGGCACCAGCGCAGACGATTGAAACTTCCGGAACGGCGATGATCTTGGTAATGATTAAACGAACGACAGAGCCTTCGATTTCTTCACCAAGGTGCCAATAAAAGTTTTCAAGATAAGGGTGAGACTTGATAAACGTGAATTGAATTCCGACGGAACAAGAATCTAAAATCGGAGGATCGGTTTCGAGACGATCTATAATGGATGAAGCAAATTTCTTAAAGAACCGAAATCGCCCATTGACTCCTTCGTTATCTTTATCATCGCTCCAAATTGGATCGATGACCGCACCGATGGAATTATCTACAAACGTTTCGTGATCTTTATAAATCTTCGTTGCAAAAAGTGACGTCGCATTTTTTAGAACATTATCTTTTGTAAAATCGAGTGCATAGCACTCGATGAGAGACTTAGACAACATTCTGAAATCGTATTCAACATACGGTAAATCAGTGGGAGTTGGTTCTTTTGGAATAGTCGAAGTAGATAATTTTCCACCGCCGGAAAGAACCGCTCCAGAAGCAAATAATACAACGGAGCCTTGACCGGAACGATTTAGTCTAACGCCGTTATCAAGTGTTGCCCAACCGTGAGCATCGTATTGAAGTTGTTTCTTTTCTTTCTCTTTTGTTGCCATTGCTTCCATTCATGGAAGCGTTAAGTAGTGAGCGGATTTCCGCTTTTTATTTATAGTATAACTCTTTGGCGATTTCTCGCACATAATCCGGAAGATTTTCTAAAGGATATTCTCCTGTTGAAACTTCTAACGGAAAAAATCTCCATGAGCTTTCAGACAAGTCCATTCCGCCAAACAAATGATCCAATATAGAAAACTTTCTAACCAGTTCTTGATCGAACTCAGGAAACTTTCCATCGAGTTCGTCTAAAATCTCAACGAGCATTTCTTGTTCCTCGACATTTCCATCTTCAACGGTTTCGATCAGTTTTAAAATTCTTGCGTATGTCATGCAACCTTCAAAAATGAATTCGTAAAACTCTCAGACTCAAGCTCGAAAAGATTTTCGATCTCGAAAGTTTCCGCATTTACCGGAACGAAAAATTTTCTTTTATCTTTTTGATCTTGAACGAATCCAAATTTGAAAGATTTTGTTTTCGTCTTTTTATCTTCCGTCGAATACGCATACAGTGTATTGAAATTCCTTAAAATATCAAGACCCTTGGATGCGTATGTGGCCTCTGTTTTTCCGAAACTTTCGGAATTTCCTTCCGTAACTCTTTTTTTCCAACTCGATTTTAATTTGTCTGAGTTCCAAACTGCGTTACCTTGCAACGACGCAATCTTATTTACAAATTCATCCGGCTCAAGTCCACTCAGACTTTTTTTCCTTGTTTCGATTCGATTTCTATCTCGCTTCAAAATCGTTTCCGGGTTTTCAAGTTTTCCATCCAGAGGAGTTTTTCCATTTCCTGTCATCCGATTGATAACCGATTTTACGAACATCACGAACGTCGTCCGACATAGAAAGTGAAAAGGAGGGCATTTGACTGCGACCGACTTCAAAATCTCAGACGAACTCATCGATGGGAAATCTCGGATCTCTTTTGCCGTTGGCGGACGATATTTGTTCCAGAAATTTTCATCAGTTGGAGTCGAAATAAATTCTTCAACGAAGTGATTCATTTCCGAAACTTGAAACTTTCGTCCGTTCAGTTCTCTACAGATCGGAGACGTTTTTGCGTCCATAATCGCGACGATTTCTACATCCGTAATTCCAAGAGCGTGCATCCTCTGAACTCTTGAAAAATTTTGAGACGTATAGACTTTGTTCCGAAAGATATCTTCAATCCGTCCGGTGATGTCTTTGTTTTTTAAATCGACTCCGAGTTTCTCTTTTAGTGCCTTTAGAGCTTCTGCTTTTGTCTTTCTTCCTTCAAGTGCAGAACGAATCGATTCTTCAAAAATTTCTCTTTGCGAGTTAAAGAGTTTTCCGTAGTCAGCATTGTTTAATCGTCCGAAAAAATCGATCGCATCCTGATTGATAATTGGCGCGATATCTTTTACGCCAACTTCATACGCTTGTCCGAGTTCCCACGCCTCCCGAGAAAATTCCTCAACCTGATCCCGAGTTAATTCCGGAAATTCCGTTCCGAGTTCCTGAATGATTTTATCGGTGATGAGTTTAACGGCATCTTCCGAATCGAGATTGAATCGAATACCACTTAGAACTTTTTCAACTTGATCCCCGTAAGAATGAAAAATCTTCTTCAAACCACGTTGGACGATTTCTTCTAACTGTTTCTCTTCCTCCTCATTCCATTTTCCTAATGTTTGCGTCCGCGTATCGGAACAACATTGGTCAGAATGCTCTTTTTTTTTTGGAACTCTTTATTGAGTTCCTCGTCATTTTCGTCGGATGATGTGAAATCGGGTTTTAAACCCCGATCCGATTCCATTTCATTGCGTTTAGAAGGGTGTTCATAGGTGTTCACGAGAGTTTTCCCCTCCTGAGATAGGGGGTCGATTCCAAGAACCCTTAAAAAGGCACCTAACGCGTTTTTAGAAACACGGGTTCCAGTAGCTTTCTCGTATCCATGTTCTTTTGCAAGAGTATCGATATCAATTACGCCTTCGTTACACAACAAAATCAACCGTTCGGTTCGAAGTTTGTCAGCTTCTTCGTTGGTCTTACGTGCTAATGCATCCTCTTCAGGATTAAGAGAAACACCTTTTTTCCAAATTGCTTTTAAGCGAGTGAACCGATAACCTTTCAAGCGCAGATGCAGAGTCAGAGTCTTTTCCAAAAATCTCTTAGTCGGATGACGAATATTCTCACCCTTCATCAAAAAAAGTTTCGAAGTAATCTTAGCGTATGTTTCCGTCACTGCGGTAGGACGTCCGAGCATGAACATATCGATGTCCATTCCCGAGCAAAGTTGTTGCTCGATAATCTCCATAACATCTTTCATTCCGGAAGACTTTTCGGAGGTGATTGAATGGTGATCTATTTTTGTTCCGTCTGAACCTACGAGTAGACCGGACTCGATCGATTTTTCGATTTTCTTCGCAGCCTTTTTCAAATGCTCTTCTTGTAAACTTGAAATGTTTTTCAGATCCGTTCCGGGTGGAGGTATAAATTTGGAAAGAATTACGGAAAGAAATCCTAATAATCCCCACTTGCGAGTTGATTTTTCTAAGTTCTCCATTCCTCGCCCTTGGCTGAACATAGAACGGATCGCTGCTATAGCCGGAGGGATTCCATACGGATTGTCTTCTTCAGTTTCAAGAGCTTCGTAGGTATAGATTTCTTCGTTTAATCGAAGTGATGATCCGTTTTGTAAGATTTGATGAGGAGCAAATCGATAACGGACTAATCCATTTTTTCCTTCGATTTTCTCTTTTTTGAATCGAACTTTTGAAACGGGAATTAGCTGAACGGTTTCTATAGAATCCAATTCCATAGAAGGAACGCCCTCAGCGGATAAAGTCCCCATGATTGCGGTTTGGCGAATCAACTTGTTTGTAATTCCAGGATGAATGTCAAACCAGTCGTCTATTTCTAAAAGGGCCGCATCAATTACGTTTTGGCTTGCTCCCTCTATTTTCCATTCGAAACCTGTATTCATTAAAAAGATAGTACGTTTCAAGTTCTGATTGAAATCAGGATTGATCAATGCCAGTTTCGAAAGACTTGGAATCATTTCTAAAGGATAGTCAGGACTCACGTCCGCCATAAAATTTACGATTTCAGATTTTGATTGGTTAAACGTTTTAGGAGCGTCCGGACTCATCACAAAGCTCGTCCCTTTCTCACGAAATCGATCTATCAACGAACCAATACTTTCTAAAAATTTCATGGTGCACCGAGTTCGTATGCGAGACGAAGAGAGTTCAATGCCATTCCAAAATGGTTGGCTACTTTCTTCTTGAAAGAATATCGCGGCTTACCATTTTCGTCTTCTCCGCGTTCTTTTATGAGCATTTTCAAATGTAAGTCTAATTCTTCTGCAAGTTTTAGGTCGTAACCGCTAAGGCGCGTTTTATCCGGTAATAAAAATTTACCTGATTTGAGCGCATCTACGGTTTCTTGAAGTGACTCGTCCCGATTTATATTTACGACTTCGATTCCTTCGTTTTCATCAGTGGAAACAACAGATTCATCCGACATGGAAAACCGCTTCGAGAAATACTGTATCCGAATGTAACCGTTGTAACGTTTTGCAGTTCTCACAGACCAGTTTTTATTCGGCATAGCATCGATAATACCGGAATAGACTTGAAAATTATCGATTACGCGATTGATTTCCGATTCATCCAGAACGGAAAACTTTGCGGGATAGATTCTAATACGATTATCTGAAGTCACTTCTCCGAAAAGCATGTGAACCGTATCACCCTGGTCGGCACCCATGTATGTATGGGAATTTACACCGTCTGGGATACCGTGATCACCTCGCATCGAGTCGAGGAGCGTTTGCGTTATCGGCTTTTCGTCATCCGTTGAATACGGCCAACCAACGACGGAAATAAAGTAGTTCTTCTTTTTGATCGTGTTCGTCGCTTCTTTCCAACGGTTGTAATGTTGTTCCGGTGTTTTGACTGTATTGAAGAATTGAGAAACCTGAACACCGGTATTATGATGCTTCTGTATAGCAGGAACATACGTTCCTTTTTGTGGATTCAACGCTGCTCCACATTTACACGCAAAAACAACCTTCGCCGTCTTTCCGGTTTTAATGCCAAAGATTGATCCAGGTTCGTCGATAAAACGTTGAATCAAATTGTTCCATTTGTTACAAGCCTCACATTTTATGAGCCACCAACATTGGTCTGTGTTTTGCCATTCGGCATGAATCCCAAAATCTTCAAACGAAGGTTGAGAAATAATTCGGCTTAATGCTAACTTGGAGTGATCCAAACGGTCGTTTGCGAATTCTGCATGTTCTTGATTATGCTCGTCAAATTCATCGAGATAATTCAAATCCGAGTCGAAAGTCTTTACTTGTTTTAACGTTTCTGTTGCACGAAAGGCCATCGTCGTATCAAGATACTTTAGAAGATGCACGTTCTTTATAGAATTCGTTTGATCTACATTCTTCTTGATATGAGGCGAATAGTTTATCATTTCCTCAATGCGATCCTGAACGAAGATTTTCATATTTCCACCATCCGGGAAATACCAACCAAGTTTTAGAGAACCCATTTCGGCTCTCCAAAATGATTCCGCAATCAGTAACGTTGACATTGCAACCTGTCCGCCTTTCAGACCGATAAATTGCTTTGCCTTTTCGAGCTTCATCGCTATTTCTTTTAGGTATGCGTGACCACTAAAAGAATATCGTTGAACTCCCGTTGAACTACGAACATATATTTTCGTAAGAAGATATTCGACAAAAGAATCATTGGCGAATTTACGATCGCCTAAATCCATGATCTCTTGAATAAACTCTTGATATTTTGCGTTCGAACTCATTGCGGTATATCAATCTCTTTTGGCTCTTCGATAATAATTGCGTCTACGTCTTTTACGTTGCTATACTTTGCAAACCACTTATAAAGATTCTGTTGGTGTAAGCCCCATTCTTTCTTGAGAGCTTTTTTTGTTTCAGTCCCAGACATAAAGAGAGTAAAGAGGGTAAGAGCGATTTCTCGGATATTCAAGGAACCGTCATCGCGCTCTTCATGAGAAATCTGATCCTTTGCATACAAACGCCAGAGGCTAAGTAGATTTGTCGGATCTTTTGCTTGTAAGATCATCTTTCCCGTTTGATCGATTACTGAGTTGAAAATTGCGTCCATGATCATTGCGTTATTCGCTTTAATTTTGGACCTCATATCAGTTATCTGATCTTGAGCTTTGATGTTTATTACGTTATTTGTTTCCTCACGATAATCATCCCAGGTTTTATTAAACTCATCTTTTTCTTTCGCCCATCTTCGAATAGTATTAGCTGAAATTTTTGGAAAATCGGTCTTTAAAATCTCTTCGATTTGCTCTGGATTTTTACCTCCGATATATAGAATTCGGGCACGGAGTCTAGCCTTTCCCTCATACGCCACTATCTTTTCACATCCTCCAAATACAAAATCGTCGGAACTCCTATTGTAAATAGATCGTCCAAGTCGTAGTGTATTTGATGACCGTTTGGATCTCTATAACTCGGACCGATGCCATATGGATCGGATACTTCGAGTAATTTTTTACCGTTATCAAGCTCTAAGATTCCGAGTCCGCGAATGATGTGCCCGCTTTTCGTAAGTTTGGTTCCGAGTCCACAAGGATAATGTCCGTTTTTAAAGTAGTTGCAAAGTTCGTCTTTGTTTCCGTTTTTTTTCACAATGCGTAACTCAATTTTATTTGCACGCATCAGTTCGTTAAAATGTTCAGCGTGATCCGCCGAATCATAAACGTTCCGTTTGTGTTTCTTAATCCAATTTTCAAGAAGCGTGTAGTAGTTATACGTCGTAAGGCTTGTGAAATCAGAAATGTTTTTTAGCATTCCAACGAATACGATCATGTCCTGAAATACGTTGCCCATACACTGCTGGTAGTCGCGCAATTTAAAAAAGGGAGTAATTTGGTCCCCTCGTTGAGGGTTCCAAGGTGCTACTGGATAGGAACAATAAACTTTCATGGCATCCCCAACAGATTACGAAACTTATACACTACGAAAACTAATAACCCAAGGGCTGAAAAGATTCCGGCGACGATCGCGGTGTTTCGAAGCCCGCGCCACTTATTTGCTAACTCTTTGAGTTTTGAATTCTCCTCTCTAAGTTCTTTTAACTCCTCGTTTTGTTCGCTGCAAACTTCCAAAGCTTTTTGAATATTCCGTTTTTCTTTCGAAGGTGGAAGAGTTTCTACATCTACTTTTGCCGATTCATAGATCGCCTCATTTCCCGTTTTTTGTAAACCGATGCAGGCGCAAATACAGAGTAGAGCCAAACAGATCAGTCTCATAGCTGGCTACTCCCAACTGATTCGTTCTGTTTGGGATCGTTTAACACTCTCGATAAAATCACTGGACCTTTTGTCTTTGAAAGATTTTCGTTGATCCGTTTCCCGAGATAGAGAGAACCGGCGGCTCCGTAAAATACGATCAACCACTGAATCAGATCCATGTGAAGCGGTCTCAAAGAATCCGGCGATATGATTGAAAGAACAGAAAGTGCAATTAGATAAGAGATCGTTAATATAAAAACGATCCAAGTTCGGAGCGTTGTATCGGAACGTTTACCAGTCCTGTCATCGGTATATAGTGGTTTCATTCCGATTTTCTCCGATAGGAATTCAAACGGATCAAATCCTTAACATCCGATTTAATCTCAGACAAATCTTTAGAGATTGACGTCATCTCTGTTTCTATCTTTACGATTCGAATCTCGTGATCCTTATACATCGTATTATATTGTACGAGTGCAGAGACCACGAATCCAAGGATGACCAGAACGTCTTTAATCCCGAGTTTGATTTGATTATTAGGTTTATTCTCCATTCATCCCTACAAAAAATTCCCGCCATGTGGCGGGTTAGTTACTACTTAATCGCTACCGATTCTGTGGAAAGAATAGCATGACGCGGACCAATTCGGAAGGTTCTTAAAAATCCTTCCAGAACGTCCTGGCCTCTGTTTTTTTGTAAGAGGTTATACTTGAGAAAAGAAAGGAAGGGTTAATAGATTTGTTTTGTAGTTTTCAGAGTTTGGGATACGCGATCGAGATCGGAGATCAAGAATCTTCTCGTTCTTGGTCCCCACTCAATAAACGGAATTTCATGATCGATAACGTGTCGATTGAAGGAGCGAATCGAAAGATTTAGATAGACCGCCGCTTCTTTGGAAGTAAGCGACTTTCGTTTGTCTCTGGGGATAAGTATTTCTTGAGCTTCTACGAGATCCGAACCGCCTTCGGTTAGTGACGGTTGGATTAATTTTAGAAGTGATCCATTATGAGTATGACCTTTGATCGACGACATGCCATCCGGTTGAAATGGCATATTAGAGTTTTGTCAAGTCTTTTTTTATTGGCAATGCTCTTTCATTGTATTATATGCTTCGACAAAACCGAATTCTCCCGCTTTACTCAGATCACTACAACCAGAATTTTTATTTCCAAGAGCTATCTGGCTCAGACCTCTCAATTGATATGCGTGTGCATATTTAGGGTTCAACTTTATAGCCAAATTTAAATCTTTAATCGCGCCTCGTGGATCATTGCAAAAAACTTTCACCCCTGATCGAGACAAATATGCTAATGCACTTTTGGGATTCAATTCAATTGCCTTATTACAATACTGAATGCCATTTGTGGGATTATCTTCATTCGCATGAGAATAACAGACACCTGAATAGAAATCAGAATTTTTTGGTTCTGCTTCAATGGCTTGTAAATAATAATCAATTGCCTTTTCTCGTTGTCCAAGAGAAAGCATCAATCGACCTAAATTTGCAAATGCTTGTCCAAACTTTGGATTGATCTCGGTTGCTTTTAAATACAATGTTTCTGCATTTTCAAAGTCTTCATTTTTTTCAGCAACGAATCCCCGTGAAAAATATCCGTAATCTGATTCAGGAGATATTTCTATAATCTTGTTTCTCAGTTTCTTTTTCTCTTCTTCGTTTAAAGTTTTCATAGATTGATCGAACAAAATTTTTGCCTCATTTCGATTTATATCCGTGGCAAATACAGAAAACGAAACCAAAAGAATCAAAATAAATTTTTTCATAATAAAATTCCTTTAAATTAACAAAAATGAAATCAATGATTGAGTCATTGATAAGAAATCTAAAAAAAAGGAAAATCAAAAATCAATCCGTCGGATTACGAAGGTATATTGTGATGGTTCAGAAGATTAGTAACTTATTATATGATTTCGTAGCGGACTTACGTGCTGGAACTCCAACCTCAAAGCTTGTTGAAATTTATACAGAAAAAATCATTCAGGTATTTCGGGAAACATCCGATCAAAAACCGTCTTAAATAGTTCCAGATCGGATTGATTTAAGTTCATTAATCGTTCTATTATTGGATACATACCCCCAGCCTCGATCTGTTTCATGTAAATTCTTTCGCGATCGATTTTTTCAAATAACTCATCACGGCCCGTATTTAACAATTGCCAAGCACCCGGTGGAAAACGTTTTTCACCTTCCCCCAAAAGAAGCCAAAACGGATTGTAGCCGTAGGCTTTCATTAATCCATATGCCATTTCGAACGGAATTTGTCTAATTCCCGCCAGATAATTAGCAACAGCGGTAGGTGTTACTCCACCTATTCGGGCCAATTTTGCAGAATTTAGATTCTGTTCGGAGGCTATAATTTTTAGGCGGTCTTTCTGTGTTTCCATTTTCTCACTATTATTCATTTTTTTGTTTGACTCTTGCCTTAAAAAAGCAAGATATTACGCAATTGTGAGTTAAGTATTGTATCGGATTTATTTTGTCATAATTTATATTTTTACAAAAAAAACTCGCATAAAAATAGAAAATTTTGTACCGCAACGCCGGTATACTTAGAACACTTGTTTACGGGATAAGGGATGGGGATTCAAACAAAATGGATAGTAAAAAAGATCTACTGCCCAATGAATTAATTTCATTAATTTACAAAGAACTATGTCTCAATATGAAGAAAAATGAAGATTTAGAATTGGTTGCAAAAAGTATTGCGTTAGTATCGTGGTATTGGATTTTACAGAATAGAGAATAACTTATCTCTTCATCCCACTGACAATTTGTTCTAAAGCTTTTATTTGATCCTCCGTCAAACTTGAATTTGTTAGAAGTTCTATTAATCGTCTCAAAGCAGGGTTTTGATTCGCACGAACCATAGATTTCCAGGCTATTTTAGCATTATCATCTGCCTGGATTTCTTTTTCCGTTAAAAACATATTTCCATCGCCAGTCAACCACCACAATAAGTTCACATTATAGATTTCTTTCGCTTTTCTTAATGCTTCACTTGGTAACTCTTTCGTTCGATTTTGCATAAAATTACTGAAACTCTGTGGAGTCATGCCTATAGCCATTGCGAACTCTGCTTGAGTTACATTCAAAGTCTCGATAATTTTTTTTGTTCTATCTTTCATTTTTTACATAGTTTATGTATTTTTTGATTGACTTAATACAGAAATTCTGTATTACCTATCCAGGCGGGAGAGTTCCCGCCAATATTCGGCCAAAATTGACTCAATACTGCAACTCGTAACATAGAGACAGTATCGTCAAACCGGTGCGAATCGCAAACAAAAAACGGAGTTAAGGCGGCCTTATGATCATTACCAACGGAGACGAGTGCAAGGATTTCATTTGTATCATATTGAAAATGAAAACCCTTGCGAAGTTTGCAAGAGAAGCGGGAATCAACTACGACTATCTTTCAAAAAGCCTGAACGGACAACACTCGTATACCGAAGTCCGTGAGGCTTTCAAAAAATTCGGTGTTCCATTCCGTATAGGAAAACCTTCTCACAAAAATTCCAAGAAAGGACGGAGCGCTGCATGATTTCTTCAACTGCTCTCCACGTTCTTACAGATATCGAAGAAAATATGGTCGTTCAAATTGCGGAATATGTAAAAGAGCAATTCCCAACTTTCGATTGGAGATGGGACGACCACAGCGAGATGAGCGATAAAGAAGTTTCGGCACTCTTTCTTGTTAAAAACGACATCAAACACATCTGCAATAATCATCCGAATCAGATCCAAGAGTTTATCAGAGTTCTTGAATATATTTTGGAAGAGGAGTTTAGCGAATGATGACTCAAGATAAGTTTGAATTTCTCAAACGTAATCTCTATCTCGGAGTAACAATGATGAGCAATAATTTTTTCAGGACGGAAACGGATCTTATAGATATTCTACTCACTCGATGCGTCCTCATGGAAGCATATCTGAGAGAACAGGAAATTTCAGATCAATTCCACGGTTGGCTAGCAAATCAAAACATCGATAAAGAGGCATACAAACGATGACGACAGCCGAACGCATTACTCTACTTCGGAGAAGGATTCTTCTCTCTAAACTTTATAAAAAGGATGGAAACAGAAGAAGCAACATCGAAATCATCGAAAATCTATTAAGCCGCTGTGCAATCCAAGACACTTTCATTCAGGATAGGAAACTTGAAGGTGAGTTCTCGGAGTGGTCGAATGAAAATCTTATTGAGGGGATAAACAACAATGAAACCTAATATATGCGTTTATTGTGGAGAACAGATACAACTTTTTCAAAACTATCTGTGTTCAAAATGTCTTCGACCAAACATGCAACGAGGATCGGCAACGATCAATAACATCCGTCCGTTTACACCAAAAACGAATCTGATTGCAATCAAAAACTTTCCGGATGGTGCCGTATGAATACACCCAAGAAAGACAAAATTCAAAAAACTCTAAAAATAACCAAGCGAGTCTTTGAAGAATGCTGGAGAGAGATCCCCGAATACATGGGCAAAAAATTATCTGCCATAGAGTTAGCGGAATATATTCAGCGCCATATCCTTCCGGTCGTTACCAGACGAATGTTATCAAACCCTTATATTCAATATAAGGCAAATAGACGTTTGATAGGGGTAGCCTAACATGAAAGGGAGCCGGGTTATATTGAACGGCCAGTTAAAACATCGCGGTCGCCTCTGGCGTAGAGGTCGGGCTATGTCCGAGAGAATTGGTTTTATCACGATTGAGAGCAGGATGACCTTGCGGGACATCGCCTTCCTTTATTCTGAAAAGTGGCCCCATATATCGGATAACAGACAAATGGGGCCATGTCATAGAGAACACCTCGCAAAGGTCATCAAAGGAACCCGGAACACCCCACGTTATGTGAAAGCGATCGAAGAATCCTGGGGCCTTCCAATTGAAGAGATTCGATCAATCTATCGCGAAGACAAGGAAATGGAAGCAAAGGGAGAAATGCCAAGCATCGAAGAAATCAAAAAATTCGTAGATTGGTATCGTAGCATCCTTAAAGGGAAGGCGGCGTCATGAACCCAGTAAAAACTAAACTGAAGAAAGAAAATATAGATCTAACAATTTTGAAGGTTTTTCTAACGCATCCGTCAATTTTCAGACATTATGAAGATGTTGCAATTCTTACTTTGAACCAAGGACGGACGCGAACCGTTCACCGTTCCCTTCAACGATTGAATCAAGCCGAACTACTGAAAAAACATCGGATCAGTTCGTATCTCAACGTAGAGCTAATCAATTGCCTCTACGGAAAAAAAACGACTCTTCGTGAGAACCTTTCAATCTCTACGGAATATTCAACCGACCGAAGCGTCGGCTTAGAGCTTCAACTGATTAAACACTTCATTTCAGATACATCCGGTCTTTGGACTGTGACTGAGCTTTCTATTTTGTTCGCTCGTCCTGTCACAACAATTCAACATAACCTCAACTTGTTGGTCGATCACGGCTTAGTGATGCGTCACGCGGTTGATAATCTGAAAAACAAAACGAATCCGGTGGAGTATAAACTTGCTCCAGCGTTCGCAATGAACTTATCTTCGGAAAAACCGAGAATTTTGAAAAATATCAGGGAGACAATCAATCAACATGAGTGAATCACAAATCACAACAGAACTCGCGCTCACACCTAATGTGAGCGAGCCAACCGAAAACGCACAAAACTTTAGAGCACAGCTTTTGCACGAAAGAATCCAGACGAATTTTATCGGACTCATTTTTGATTTAAAAGAAATGCGAGACCATAGACTTTACGCGCGTCTCGGGTTTGACAATTTCAAAGATTATCTAAAATCTACTCTTCCGAAATTTGTCACTCTCAGTTTCGCAAACAGTTTAATGCTCTTGTCGGACAAGATGACCGAGGAGGATTACAAAAAAACGAATCCGAATCAAGTCCACGTACTCGCAAGAATCGCATCGAATCCGGACGTATTCGAAATTTCTCATAAAGTAAAAGGTGAAATACATCTTTCGAATGGGGAAATTATGGATCTTGAAGAATACGAGACTACTTACGCGGAAGAAATTGCACAGCAAACGGTTACCTACCGTGATGCGGTTAAGGTGGTTGAAGAGCACGCTGAACTTAAAAAAGAAAATCAAAGATTAGAACGTGATCTTGAGGTGAACGAAGGACTTATCAAAAAACAAAGCGATAAAATCGAAAGCCTCACAGAAGCGATCGACTACATTGCAAAAGAAAAAGGAACAGAATCTGATTTGATCGCGACAGTTACCACGAAGATCGCCGCATCAAAAAGGATCATGGAACTACTTCTCTCCATCGAACAAGCGGTCGTTGAAATCAACGCAATCGACGAGACGTTAAAAAGTGATAACGATATAGCAGCGGGAGTTCTTCAACTCGAAACGATGCTCCAGCTCGCTGTCACTAAAATAAATAACGTTTGGAATCCGCACTTTTTCGCCATTCAAGAAAACTAATAAGGATATAGACATGAGCATTAGAAAAAACGAAAGTGCCAAAGATTTTTTTGGAAAAAATCAACTTCAGGGAATACCAAAACTGATCTCTCGCGATACAAATTCCGATTTAATTTCGAATCACGTCAATGCCTACGCTAAACGTAAAGTTGAAGCACGTATAAAACGTCTGTTCGAAACGACAAACTATAAATCCTTCCTTTCCAAACTATCTTAACGAGGTGGAAGTTTAAAAATGAGCCGACGAGAGATCGACATAACTATCTTAAACGAACGATTCACAATGTGGAAAAATGCCACATCACGTTTTGAAAAGAAGAATGTCGTTCTTACGTTTGCGGAACAGTTTGGAGTGTCGAAAGAAACGATCTATGACCGATTCCGAGAGATCGAGAACGGAGTTTCGAGAACGATTGTCGCAGGATACTCAGGAGTCGCACAAGTTCGAAAAACGAGATCTCAACTCGAGGAAGAGAAAGCACACATGCTGACTATCGCTCTTATCAAACGAGGCGGAAAAGTTGGAAAACAAGGCTACGGTATCTCGACGGATCTTGCGATAACAGCGGCTGAAAACGAGGGACTTATTCCTCGCGGAAAATACACACGATCAACAGTTGATCGATTACTGAATCAACTTGGAATATCTACGAAGCTGGTTGATACTCCATCGGTAGCAACTGAACTCATGAGTCCATATCCAAATCACTGTTGGATTGTGGACGCAACCATGAAAAATCATTACTTCTTAAATATCAAAAAGAACCGTATCGACTTCCGTTCGGATATTAAATACGATTCTTCTCATGGAATGGACATCATGGAAGAACATTCCTTAAAACGGATCTGGGATTACTTCATCGTAGATAATTATTCAAAATCCTACTTGATGATGACTTTCGCACCTGATCCAAAAACGATCGGAGCTAAACACGGTGGAGAAAACACAGCCGACTGGATAACGTTTTTGACGTATGCGATGATGATTAAAGGCGATTTACGAATTCCAGTTCAGGGAATTCCAAAGCTCATTTTTTGTGATAAGGGCTCAGGATTAAATTCAGATCATATGAAAATTTTTCTCGGTCGCCTTGGCGCAGAGGTCAGGATTCACATGCCTGGGCATGCGAGCGCAAAAGGGGCGGTTGAATCGAGAGTCGGAGCGTATAAACGTTCGTTCGGTGTTACGATCAATAAAGGAAAAATCTACTCACTGGACGAATTACGAAATTATGATAATCGATACCTAATCTTTGACAATAACAAGAGCGGGGCTTTTCAAAAATGGGCAGATGGAATCAAAGACCACCCAATCACAAAAACCACTCGTAAAAATATTCAAGACGCTCTTGTTACCGAAGAAGAAAAAGTTATAACCGCATATGGCACAATCCAGATTGACAAACAACATTACTTCGTAAGTTCCGAACTCCCACGCGGAACAAAAGTTACCGTATTCACGAACAGCGAGAATTCTCGATGTGTTCAAACAGATGACGGAAGAATCTTCAATGTAAAACCTTACGGAAAAATTCAGCGTAACATAGAAACATTTGAAATTCTCAATGATCGCGGTCATGAAGTTAGACAATCTGAACTTCAACAATTAAGAAAACATATTCAAGAAACTTCCCAAAAGTTTAAAGAAACGATTAAACAAGAATCCTATCTACGTGATACGAATATTACGTATTTTCCTGCTCAAGGAGAAGACGCAGAAACACACGTCGCAATGGCTCCGGCTAAAATTCTAAAAGTTGACGAAGCTATTACGTACGTATTCAACGAAACTGGATTTACTGCGGATGAGATTGGTGAAAATGACCTCGATGCTATGCGTGAAGTTTTCGGTAAGTTTATCGATCAACTCGGTTTCGTTCCGTCCGAAACGCTTTACAAAATCGTAAACATCTATCTTGGAACTGGAACGGGTGGATAAGCATTAAATTTAAGGAGTTACTACAAATGAAGGAATTTATAGAGGAATGCGAGGACGTGTTCGTTGAAACAAAAAACGCGAAACGAGTTCTCAAATTCTGTAACGACGTGATCAAAAGAAACCAGTGGGGGCAGTCATAGGACAAGCTGGTGTAGGAAAATCTGAGACTAAAAAAGAACTTATGCGGAAACTTAAAACGTCTTCCGAGTATATTGTTTTAGAAATTCCGGTTTTCTACTCCGTTCAGCCGAGGTCGGCGGCTATTATGAAAGAGCTAATTAGGGAGATTGATCAGGATGTCCATATTCCTGGATCTATCGAATCTAAGTATAGATTACTTAGAAGTGTATTGGCTGATGCCGTGCATAAGGGGAAAAAAGTCGTTATGGTTTTTGAAGAAAGTCATAACCTTTCTCACAACAAAATGAGAGAACTAAAGCTGATCCATGAAATCGAAGCGATGGGAAAAACTCATTTGTTTTCAATGGTAATGTTTTTAAAATCCACTCCGCAATTTGAAGAAATTTTTCGAACAAGAGAAATCGGAAAGAGAGTTCTTGTCAATGAAATGGATCTCCCATCCGCGACGGAAGCGATCGAAATCGCCGAAAAACGGTTCAGCCTTTCTTTCAAAGATGAATCCGTAAAGGAAGATTTTCTTGAAACTACAGGTGAATATCCAGCAGCTATCAAACATCTTGCGCAATCTCTTTGGATTCTTCCCGATTTTACGGGCCAAATCTCAAAAGCGACTTTGACAGCCGTTAAGGCAAAGGCATTCAAAGACGCTCTCTTTGAATATAAGATTTCGAATCGAATGATTCAAAGATATATTAAGAAAGAAATAAGGGAAGAGCTTTCCGTAGGATTCATAAATGAATCGATCAACCACAAACGGAACGGCTCGAAAGCTGAAGCAGTGCGCGAACTCGCAAGTAAATTGTTGAGTGAAGCAAAAGATGAAGCAAAGGCCGTCTAACGCATTTTTTTTAATTAGGAGGAAAAATGTCTAACGAAACGAACGAAGAAACTAAGGGAAAGAAAAAAGGAAACGGTGAAAAGAAGGAGAAGGTGGCAAAAGAAAAACCCGCTCCTTTTATCATCAACTCAGAATCCGAGAAAGAAACAGCGTTGCTTGAAATTCAAGAAATGATGGGAAAGATCAAAAACGATTCTGAATTAAAAGGATGGGAGGATGAACTGGAACAACTCAATAAGCGTGCAATAGAACTGAAAGCACTGATTAGCGATCGTAAGAAGTTCGCGTCGTCCGAGAAAAAAGGCATGGAAGAAAAGATCATGCTGATGAAAGCAGGAATCGCGGATTACGAAGTAGACAAAGCTCTCGGTAAAACCGCGTAAAAGGAGCGCAGACATGCCAGTAAAAAAGAAGACGGCCAATAAAAAGGCCGTAAGGAAAACGGCGAAGAAAAAAACGGGAAAGGTTCCAACGACACCGATGGTTCCTTCTTCTTCGAAAGGGCTAGCTGTAAATATGAATCCCGAAAAATCGGATAAGGAGGTAGGAAGTGGCAAAGAAAACACCGAAAGGGAAAGTTGAACTGTCGGATAACCTTTATAAAAATCGCGCCGATCTCACTCAAGCTATCGCACAGCTTGGAGAGATCAAGCGCGAAAGAGATCGCGTCAAAAGTGAGGTAGACGACCAAATCAGCCAACTAACAACGCAACTTCAAACCGATCTTACCCCGCTGGATGTGAAAATCCAGCACATTGTTTCTGGGATAAGACTCTACGTGAATGAGCACTTGGATGATTTATTTCCGGATCCGGAATATAGAACGTGCAAACTTCCGACCGGTTTATTAAAACTTCGAAAAGTTCCAGCTTCGGTAAAAACTCGTGGTACGACAAAACTCTTTGAGAAAATTCTGAGCGAGAATGGACTTTTAAATAAGTTCAATGCTTGGACTTTGAAGTTGAGCGGACTATTTCTTCGGGTTAAATTGGAGTTTAACAAAGATAAGATATTATCAGATCCTTTAAGGGCATCGAAAAACGGGATCTATTTAAACAAGGAAATAGAACGACTCTACATCACTCCAAGTGAAATCGACGCTGAAATAGAAGCCGTGGGAGATGCTGCATGATTATTCCACCAACTTCAGAAGTTACTTATTCAAATTTGCTCTCCGTTGTGGAGAGCTTTTTGAAGTCTCGCCAAAGATTCTATTTCAAAAGCCTTTCGAAAGAGACGATTGCACTCAATCAGTTCATGAATAGCGGAATTCCAGCGTCAAAGGTTCTTGATCTTTTGGAAAAACTCATCGCTATACGAAAGCACCCAAAATTTGGAAAAGAATCTTTTTGGATGTCTGCGACTGAGAACGTCTCAGGGGCTTACGCGTATATGCACAAAATCGAAACCGTTTTTGCGGCGATTTGGCCGGAAGCAGAGAAACGAAAAGAAGAAATGAACCTTAAAGATCCGAAACGAGGATGGAGAGGATTCTTAGAATTTTCTAAGCAGTTAAACCGAGATCTTATTATTGAAATCAAAGATCTTCCAATTACTGAAAATTTCGAATCAAAGACAATAAAAATTCCAAAGTGTTCCGAAAAAGCAGAGCTATTTATATTCAAATTTTTTCATGAATCAAATTCAGGTTGGAAAATCATTAAAGGAGGATCGAATGCAAGCAACGTTTAAAGCGCAGATTAAGATTCAGTTAGAAGATCTTGAATTTAACGACTTTTCGGACGCAGTTCAAGAAGAATATGGAGTTGTGAATATCAATACTATGACTCAATATACAAAGCAAAGACTTGGGGTATCTCAAGCAACGATTGAAAAACTGAAAGAGGATCGAAGAGGATGAAACGTCCTCTAACTGGAAACTTGAATTGCATGATAGAGAAACACTTTTATGGACCTCTCAGATCTGGCGAGGTGCGAGATACTATGATTCTGGGTCGATGTAAACACGCATACCATGGCGGTTATCCCGCCGGTTTTTTGGAACGCGCGCGCTTACTTCTCGTTGGTGGAAGTCAGGACGCTTCTATCTGGCACGTTCCAGGGGGAAAAGCAAAACAATATAATGGTATTCGTGGTGGTGTGTCTCTTACCGGATTCGGAAAGTATGATAAAACAATCGATCTTGATCCGATATGTAATCCTGATTTTTGTATAGATGTTCGAAAACTTAAGGATCATTTCATTTTACAAAAGGATGAAACACTGACATTCATACCTTTTCCAGATCAGGATCTATTCTATAATACCACGAAAGAAAGTTCCTTTATTCAAAACTTGGAACGGCCCAAAGCGATAATAATTGATCGGCCTTACGACAACGAGAACGCAGATAAATACGTTCCAGGTAGAAGTTTGCTCCCAAATTTAAATCAACTTCTTATTGATTGTTTGAACCTTGTGGATAAAGGATCTCTTGTCGGTGTTCTGGATTACAAATGGCCTAATCCCTCTCCTTCCATTCAGTTTGAAGAAGTTTCAGTTTATTCTGTTTCAACTGGAAGAGGAAGCACTGCTCGTTGGTTTACGATTTGGAGAAAAAGATGAATCAGATGTATTTTGGGAGAGTTACCTTTCTTGATGGAGACTTGTTTGTATCCTTACCATTCGTCTTGGAAGCGCCTTCGATCTATCAAGTGTTTTCACTCATCCAAATTAAATATAAAATTGCCGAAAAGGATATATTAGATCTGGAAATTACAAATAGAAAAGCGATCAGCACACGTAAGGATAGATCGCTCATAGGATGGAAGGAGAACAACTATGAATGATTGGGAAATTGCAAAGTTGATTTTATTTTATACATTTTGGACTTCGATCGTTTTTTTCTTCTTATTAGCAGTTATTGTTCGGGTGGTTGTCGATTATATAACGTTCTTTTCTTCATGGTTTAGATCTGATTCAGAACGGATATTATTACAAAAATATGTAACAGAAGCGATTTCTTATAATGGTGAATTCAAAGATAGAGTAATGGCTAAAGCATTACTTAGGATGGCACGAGAAATTGATTTATTAAAGGAAAAATCCTATCATCATAAAACCGCTGGGTTGCAAAAGGAAAACATAATTTAGCAAGGTTCTTAAATGGATAAAAGAAAACAAAAACTAAAAAATCTTTTTGCTTTTAATCGAAAAGTAGGAAATTCAAAAGAAGTTCTGATAATAATTAGCTCATCCTTAGAAATGGGTAAGAACCTTCGCAAATTATCAGAAAGTCAACTGAAAAGAATTCTATTCGAACTCCGAATAGATCAGGATAGCACATACAAACGCATAAATAAATTTCGGGAAAACGTGTTGAAAAAACCACCCATTAGCATATCAGAATTATCAAGTCTTGTTAGTATCAGATTGTTCGAGTGGAGTATAAAATACGCTGATGGTAAATTTGAGAATATAGGACTTCAGGCAGATATGAAATTATCAAGAGTCCGTCTTATTGTTCTACATGGTCAACCCGAGTATGACCCATTTTAAAGTTTGGAAAGATCAATATGTGCTGTCGTGACCGAATGAAAAATTGAGAGAAAAAAATGAGAGAGAAAATTTTTAAAGAAATATCTGAAGAACGTGAAAAGCAAGATTTAAAGTTCGGTCCCCAAAATCACAGACCTGCGGAATGGTGTATGATTCTTGGCGAAGAAGTTGGCGAGGTTCAAAAAGCGGCTCTTGAATCCTACTTTAGATACGAAGGAAGAAGTAACGATTATTCAGATTACAGAAAAGAGCTTATACAAGTTGCCGCTGTAGCAATCGCGATGATTGAATCATACGATAGAAATTGGAAATAAGCACGTCTATGAATAACACTGCTATTGAATGGACTGATCTGACTTGGAACCCTACGACTGGTTGCACGAAAATATCAAGTGGTTGTAAAAATTGTTATGCCGAATCTCTTACAAAACGTTTTGAAAAAATGTGGGGAAAGTTTTCGGAAATAAAATTGCATCCGAAACGATTGGATTTTCCACGTACGGTAAAAGGAAAACGTATATTCGTAGATTCAATGTCTGACCTTTTCCACAAAGACATTCCGTTCGAATTTTTAGATCAGGTTCATTCAGTAATGGCGGAATGTCCTGAAAATATCTTTCAGATTCTTACAAAAAGAATCGAAAGAGCAAAAGAATATTACTTTTCTAGAAAGCATTTTAATTTAGAAAATGTTTGGTTGGGGACTTCGATAGAAAGTCAAAACGTAGTTGAGGATAGAATTCGTCATCTTATACAGATTCCGACTAAAGTTCGATTCCTTTCTTGCGAACCTCTGTTAGAGGAAATCGATATTTCTGTATTCTTAAATGCTTGGGGATATATTGACTGTTTTCCTATCGATTGGGTTATCGCCGGCGGTGAAAGCGGCCCAAAAGCGCGGCCAGTTAAAGCGGAAATGATTCTATCTCTTCGTGATCAGTGCAATGATGCGAGAGTTCCATTTTTCTTTAAGCAATGGGGTGGAAGAAATAAGAAAATATCTGGAAGAGAGTTGGACGGAAAAGTATGGAATGAATTTCCGAAGGAGGTTGTTAGATGA